CATCTCTCTTCTGAAACGAGAGATACATTTCCGATTTGAAATTTCTTTTGCTATTGTTAAAAAACTGTAACTCTCGGGAGAAGTCCAATGTTAGCAATAACTCTCACATTCTCTGCCCTCTTCTCATTAATGTTTTTGATGCTTGGTGGAGTAATCGGATGGATCGCAAAGCAACACTTTTACGAAGGCACTGCGATAGCATATACACATCCCGAAATGTTTGATGAAAATGGGAATGTTATTCCCGATGAAATAGTAGCTGTACGATTTGAAAACACAAATGACTATTACGAAGACGAAGAAGGAGACGAAGAGTGATTCTCCTGTTGAATTACAACCAAATCCCTTTCAATTTGAAATTTTAGAATTAGTTTCTAAGCAAAGATCGAGCGTAAAAAAAGTAGAAGTTCTCCAAAAATATAGGAACGAAGGACTCGTTGCAATCCTTATTTGGAATTTTGACGACACTGCAATCTCTCTTCTGCCAGAAGGTGACGTTCCCTATTCACGAGTTGAAGAGCAATCTTCATTTAATGATACTTTATCAGCATCTGTAGAGAAGTTAAATAAGGTTCAAGGTCTCTCTAATGCTGATGAATATATCCGTACTAGAGCAACCTCTATTCGGAAAGAATGGGAGAATTTTTATAACTATCTACAAGGAGGAAATTCATCACTAACAAGTCTTCGTAGAGAGACTATGTTTATTCAAATGCTTGAGGGTCTTCATCCAAAAGAAGCAGAAATCATGGTTCTTGTAAAGGATAAGAGACTGCAAGAAAAGTATAAAATTACAAAAGATAATGTTGCTGAAGCATACCCCGATATTCAATGGGGAGGTCGCTCTTGAACATTAAAATTCTTCAACAGAATTGTGATCCTGAATTGGCAAATGATAGGAGTCTACCTTATAATGCATATCTAGTTCATTATTGTATTGATGGATCTCTTTGTTATGACCTTGTGATTGCAAATAAAAAGGTAGACATCTTTGATTATTACTGGGATCGATATCGGGAAGGATTAAAATGGTACAAACAATCTGAAGGAAGAGTTAACCCTAAACTCTGGGGAGCAGATTCAAAAGATAAAAAAAGCAAAAAAAGAGGGGAGTGATGTCTAGCGGATTTGGTGCTGATAAAATTAAGAATGGCAAGGCAGTTGTCGTTATTAATGATGACGAAGTAAATAAAATTTTAAAAGAGTATAAGAAAATTAAAAAATATATGAGGTCTTCCTTATATAAAGTTAAATCTCTTGATGGAACAGAAGATGTGGTAAAGAATCTTCTGGATGAATATGGTGACACTACAGATGAACTCATCTGATTTTTATAATTTTAATTGGGTTGAATATAGAAAAAAACTAGATGAATGTGTATCTAAAAAATACTTTCTAGATTACAATCCAGTTGATATTGAACCACAAGAGTTTGATGCGTTTTACATATCCGAGAAATATAAGATTCTTTATATTCCAATATCAAAAAACGCATCAACATCATTAAAAACTTTAATTGACTTTGAGCCTGTGTATCAAATACCAAAGGTTCAAAGTCAATTTGATTTGGAAATACCAAATGAATATAAAAAAGATTATAAGGTTTTGATTATAACAAGACATCCAAAAGATCGTTGGATATCTGGTTTTAATCAGTTTCTGAGTGATGTGGGAATATATTTGGCATCAAAAGAATCAAGAGATATTTTATTTGAGTTGAAGAAAAATAAATTCATATTTGATGGGCATACGTTACCACAATTTAGTTTTATTGATTATTGTTTTCAACCTTCTAAAATTAATTTTAATATCCATTTAATCAAAATGGATGAAAATTTTAATAAGAAGTTGTCTGACTTTATTGGGTGTGATATTTCTGTAGTTAAAAAAAATTTAATGGAAAGAGAATACTTAAAGGTTAAAAATCATGAGATATGTTATAAAATTTTTAGTGATTATTGTTTAAGACAGACAAAGTTTATAGACGTATACAATCAAGATTACTTCCTGTATAATAGGTCTAAATAAAAAAATGTCGAATGTTTAAATTAGCGATGGGGAAGCATTATCTATTGAATTTGTATGGATGTTCTTTTGTGTTGTTGGATGACCAAGAATATCTTATAGGTTTGTTAGAGGCAGCTGCTAGTATTAGTGGTGCCACTGTAGTCAATACAATTTTTAAAAAGTTTGATCCTCAAGGAGTAACTGTTTTAACATTACTCTCTGAAAGTCATATCAGTATTCATACTTGGCCTGAGAAGGGAGAGGCGGCAGTAGATTTATTTACATGCGGTGATTGTGATCCAAAGATTGGATGTGATATGATTATAGACCAATTATATGCAACGAATCATACATTAAGTTACATAGAAAGATGATTGGTAAAATTGTCGATATGTTTGGTCCTCTTACGATTGGAATCATACTAGGATTAATGTTACTATTTCCCTTCGCATTTTTTATTTACGATTCAAGGAAGAATCCAGATAAGTATAGGCATAAATGAATATCAACACTATTATCATCGATAATTTTTTGGATAAACCTGATCTAGTCAGGTCTTCCGTACTTGAATTACCATTCAAAAACACGGGAACATATCCTGGCAGTCGAACAGATGCTGCGGATTATGATTATCAAGATATGATACGGTCAAAAATTGAACCATTAATAGGTAGTAAAATTAAATTTAGAAGAGACCGAGATTGCTTTAGGTTTCAACTTTGTTTAAAAAATGATTCTACCTGGATTCATAAGGATGGTGTGGAGTGGGCAGGCGTGTTATTTTTGACTCCAAATGCACCTATAAATTCTGGGACAGGAATTTATAATGAGGATAAAAAGTTAGTTACCATGATAGGTAACGTATATAATAGATTGGTTTTGTACAGAGGAACTTTGTATCATAGAAGTATGATTCCTGGGTTTGGTGATTGTGTAAAAAGTGGTAGATTAACCCAGGTGTTTTTCTTTGACACTTGACAAAATAGTTTTAGTCTCTTATAATTTTAGAATATATCTCTTTCATCATGGAATACAAACCTTATAGTATGGAGTGGAGTCGGCGTAGATATCTTGCTGAAGCAATTCAACAGTATTTTAATACTGATGCTTCTCTAGATACTATTCTAGATGACATTGTGGATGTTCTGGAGCAGAATGTTGAGCATCACAAAACTCGTGCGGAAAAATTTCAAGAAGTTTTAGATGGGTTAAAGTCTCTCCCGTATTGATTTGAATAATAAATAACCCTATATGGAGATAGCATATGCTCTCTACACAATATAGACTTAGGTTGGAAGCAATTTGTGATAAGATTGCAAACCATCAAGAAGTCAGTTTGGACGATATGATTTGGGCAGAAAAACTTGCAAAATCAAATCGTTCTGCCGCTACAATTCTCCGCCAAGCAAGAAGGACATCAGAAAATCCTAACATGCAGGAGGGAGATTTGGATGATTTTTTAAACCAACTTGACATTGGTGGGATGGGTCATGAACGCTTTGGTAAGCGTGGTTTTGATAGTGTTGATGATATGGTTGATTGGTGGACTGAAGGTAGAGATAAACCAGATGACTGGAGGCAGAGAGATTAATAAGAAAGGTTAAAATTGTATCAGGAAATACACACAAAACTTGCTATATAGAATGAATAGGAGTATATTAATCTCCTAACGTTCATCCTATGACTAAAGCATTCTTGCTTTTAGCATGGGTTCCACTTCTTTCTGTCTCTACGCCACAACTTATCAAAACTGAATACCCAGTTACAATAAGTTGTGACGCAGCGTGGGAACTAATGGACATCGTTAAAAACGACGATGTAGTCCATCAGAAAAAAGAAGACCGATTGCTATTAGAACTCCGAAAGGATGTTGTGACAAGATGCTAAACTGAATAGGACGGAAGTAAGCCGACTCGGAACGGATCGTTCATCTATGGAAGCAATCATTCTAACTTGCTTACAAGCACAAATAATGGCAGGAAGAGTTCTTAAACAGAACATTCCTAATCATGTGAAGAATGATATTATTTGGGAAATCAAACAGATCACTCCAAAGACCTGCCCCATAGACGCAAAAGCCGACTGAAGGAACGCTCTTTAACCTAAACCATTAAGGAGAACCCTAATGTCTAAAGTCGTATATCGTGGTGTTGAATATGACACCAATGATCGTCCCAATCAAACATTCAAACGTGAACCACATGTAGAAATCTACCGTGGAACTATGTTTTATGTTGATGAAAATGGAAACAAACTCTCCATGCAAAGAGCAGGAGGGAAGAAGTGAATACTTACTTCGTTCGTTACCTTAAACAGAAAGCAAAGAAGGAAAAACTCCTTCACATTGCACAAGTAAATATGGCAAAGCAACCACAGATTGCTTAATATAAAGAGGGGACTTGACTCCCCTCTTTTTTTTGCTTATAATTACTTTGCAGGTGCTTATCAAAAATGGATAGAGATAAATTAAAAGTATTGATTCGTGACCTTAAACAAATTGTAGAAAACATAGAATCTGAAGTTTTTTCAGATGTAGAAAGTTATATGCAAGAGTATGAATGCAATATAACCGATTATGATGAAGTGTTTGAGGATGATGATGGATACTGCGACTAATACTTATCATAGGTATCTTAATTTACCTTTTACTATTGGACCCCTTCCGTTTTTTAGAGAGCAGGGAAATCAAATCAAACACTTTTACATTAATGATTATCCATTTTATCCGATGGAAGAATTGTTTACTGATCTTGGTTTGATTCTTCATCTTAAAGAAGTTTTTTACACTCCACCATTCTCTAAAATTCCCATTCATACTGATCATGGACATTACACTAACCATGCTAAAATTAATATGACTTGGGGACCAGATGAGGGTGTAATGCAATGGTGGAAGTCTGATAAAACCAGAAGAATGCAATTAAATGGGCACCAAGGTAACACATCCGAGTATCATGATAATCTCTGGGCAAATGAGGAAGATTGTGAATTTCTTTATGAAGCAAATACAAATCGTCCTAGTTTAGTTAATGTTGGAGTCCTTCATGGTACAAATAATCCAACACCTCATGGCAGATGGACTCTGTGTTTTGTTCCACTCAATCAAGCAGGTCAATTTATTCATTGGGATTCTGCTTTAGAAGTTTTTAAAAATTATTTGGAGATCTAAATGTCTAGTATTGTTAAATTGATTGCTGTCACTCAAGGTGCAGGAGAACTGGCAGGTAAAACAGCACAAGAAGTCATTACATATACTGCTCGTGTAAGCAACCCAGCAAATCAAGAAAAGTTTGACACTGCGGCAGGTCTTCTTAAGTATTGTATTAAACAAGGTCACTGGTCTATTTTTGAACAGGCAGACATGACTCTTGAGATTAATACTACTCGCGGAATCGCGGCTCAGGTTCTTCGTCACAGGTCATTTACATATCAAGAATTTTCACAACGATATGCTGACACTAAACTTCTGACAGATCTTCCTGAAGTTCCAGAACTTCGTAGACAGGATGAAAAAAATCGTCAGAACTCAATTGATGATATTAATCCTCGTGATAAAGCATATATGGAGGGAATGATTGAGATGCATTTCAAAGAATCTCAAAACCTCTATGATAAACTTCTTGAAAAGGGTGTTGCAAAAGAATGTGCAAGGTTTGTACTTCCGTTAGCAACTCCAACAAGAATTTACATGAAGGGATCTGTAAGGTCATGGATACATTATATCAATCTTAGATCCGCCCATGGCACTCAAAAGGAGCACATGGACATTGCAGAAGCAGCACGTTGCGTATTCATCTGTCAATTCCCAGACATTGCAAAGGCACTTGAATGGACTAGATCGGAAGATTGTCCAGAATGTGTTGATGCACCATCAATCATTATCCAATAAATAAATTATCCTTCGCTATAAACCATGGCAATTTATCCTATTATCCATAAAGAAACTGGTGAGAAAAAAATCGTTGAGATGAGCGTTCATGATATCCAACAATGGTATGTGGATAATCCTGAATGGCAGAGAGATTGGTCTGAAGGTTGTGCTGCTGCCGCTGAGATTGGTGAGTGGAAGGACAAACTGATCAAATCTAAACCAGGATGGAATGAAGTCCTAGAACGCGCATCAAAAGCACCAAAATCAACAGTCAAGAAGATTTAACTTATGGCAAGCAGAAAAAGAAGAACTGAGTTGCAACCAATCGGCGTTGGCATGACTGCCAAACAAATGAAAAGGAAGAAACCAGTTAACCTAGATTTTTTACTTGAGATTGATCCGTTAACTGATAATCAAGCAAAATTGTTTGAATCGTTCGATCAAGATAAAAATATTGTTGCATACGGTGCAGCAGGAACAGGTAAAACATTTATTACTTTATACAATGCATTGAAGGATGTTCTGTCAGAGAACACTCCTTTTGAAAAAATTTATATTGTCAGATCTCTTGTTGCTACCAGAGAAATTGGGTTCCTTCCTGGAACACACGAAGACAAGGCAGATATCTATCAAATTCCATATAAGAACATGGTTAAATACATGTTCCAAATGGCAACAGACGCTGAGTTTGAGATGCTATATGGTAACCTTAAAACTCAAGGAACAATTAGCTTCTGGTCTACATCCTTCTTGAGAGGAACTACTTTAGATAAAGCAGTTATTATTGTGGATGAATTCCAAAACTTGAACTTTCATGAACTTGATAGTATAATTACGAGAGCTGGTGAGAATACTAAAATTTGTTTCTGTGGTGATGCAACTCAGTCTGACTTGCAAAAAACCAATGAGAGAAATGGTATCATTGACTTTATGAAAATTCTTAGAGTCATGCCGTCGTTTGATATGATTGAGTTTGGTCTTGATGATATTGTTCGTTCTGGTCTCTGCAAAGAATACTTAATTGCAAAACATGAATTAGGATTTTGATGTTTACTCACGTTGATTTGAATCTCCCTCAACTTAAGAGGGAGACTATAGATGGTGTTCGATATTATCTTGTTCCTGATGTAAATGAACTACTAAAACTAGTTTCTATTACTTCAGTTACTAGTCATAAAAATCGTCAGTTCTTTGCTAATTGGCGTAAAAAGATTGGCGAAGCAGAAGCGGATAAAATTACACGGCAAGCAACAAGTCGTGGCACTGATATGCACACTCTTGTTGAACATCATCTTAAGAATGAGGAACTTCCTAAAGTTCAACCTTTGTCAGATTTTTTGTTTAAAATTGCAAAGCCAGATTTAAAACGAATAAATAATATTCATGCACTTGAAGGTTCGATGTATAGTAAGGTTCTGGGAATTGCTGGAACCGTAGATTGTATTGCTGAATTTGATGGAGAACTTGCCATCATTGACTTCAAGACATCAAAAAAACCCAAACCAGTAGAGTGGATTGAACATTACTTCGTACAGTGTATGGCATATGGATGTATGTTGTACGAACTAACAGGATTACAAGTAAAAAAACTTGTCATTATTATGGCATGTGAAAATGGAGAATGCGTTGTTTATGAAGAGTATGACAAATCAAAATACATTAAACTACTCATGGAATACACTAGAGAGTTTCTTAACTACAAATTGGAAAGCTATGCCAGTTAAACTAGAAGACGAGTTTGAAAGGGTATTAGAGAAGAAGTTTTTTTGCCCG